ATGTAGCTAATACTATCAGGATTAACTTTAAAGTCAACCCTTTAAATTGCTAATGTTTATGTAGGTTATTTGATGTAAATGTTCTTACTTTGTTCTTTTTAACACTTTTTCGTATATATTAGACGCTAGATTCTTCATCATTAGAGGTGCAACCATACGACCGATTCTCTCAGCCTTCTGGTCAAACTTACCTTGTAAGTTATAATCATCTGGTAAACCCATAATTCTTATTAACTCTTTAATAGTAAACTTTCTATTCTTATTATAATGAAATACACCAGATACACTCATCTGTTGTCCTCTTTGTGTTAGTGTGGGACAAGGTAAGTTCTCAGCAGGTCTTATCATATTAAACATTGATTTCTTATAGTTTATATCTACAAAATGATATTCTTTGTCAGTATCCCATTCATAGTGTTTAACATCTGTATTCATTAATTGATCTATTGTAGTATTACTATTTGATACTACTGGCTTCGCATTTTTCTCTTTGAAACCCATCGCTTTGTATTCTTCCCATTTATCTTTGGGTATAATTCGTATTGAGTTCTCACTTGGTTTAAGATGTTTCTTTGGACCAAAAGGTAATATCTCTACCCACTTCTTTTGAAAGCCACCTTGTACATAATCGTATAATTCTTTTTCTTCTTCTTCATTGTTCTGTACATCTTCAATAGATTCTTTTAGTGATATTTGTTTAGGATATGGTTGTGGATATAGTTCATTTTCCATAGTCATAAAGTTTAATCCAGCCTCTTCCATTATATCGTTTCTTACAGCAATAAAGAAACATCTTTGTCTTCCTTGTGGAGTACCATAGTCTGCGGCATTTAATACTTTACCTACAGCTTCATAACCTAATTTACCAAATTCGTTTATAATTCTATTAAAATATTCTTTCGCTTCTCCCATTGTAATACCAGCAACATTTTCACCAATTACTACTTTAGGCATTATCTCTCCAGCAATTCTTGTAAATTCAAAGAATAAATCTTCTATGTTTTCTACTTGTTTTCCGTCTGAATATGTCTTGGTTTGATCCCAACCCTTTTCTCTTTTACCAGCAACACTAAACGCTGAACATGGAGGAGAACCATCAAGTATATCTAATTCACCTTTCTTAATACCTGCCGCTTTTAAAAAATCTTCACCAGTAAGTTTCTTTATATCATCTGGTAATATTGGGGTATTTGGATAATTTGATTTATAAGTTTCTTGTGCTGATTCAACAAATTCATTTACACATAATATCTTACCACCTGCTAATCTATAACCTGTTGAAGACCCACCACCACCAGCAAAAGTAGAGATAACATTAAATAGTTCTTTATTAGAGTTATCAATAACTTCTTTTAAGTAGTATGGTTTAAACATAATGTAATATTATCAGGTTTGTTTCAATTTGTCAATGTTGTAATTATGGTAAGTATCTATTGTCTTTTTTACTCTCGGCACGCATTTTTGTGACCCTATCCATCTCTTTTTCTGCTTTCTTATAAGCACGCTTTAGTTTAAATTTAGATGCGTGTTCAGTAAAGTTTCTTCCTAGTATATGATCGTATTCATGTTGAAATATACGACTAAACATTCCATCAAAAGTACCTTCTTGTAAATCACCTTTCTCGTCTTCGTATTTGACTGTGATTTTTCTAGGTCTTGTTATTGATAAAAATACAAATGGGAAAGTTAAACAACCTTCTTGCATAACTACAGTTTCTTCACTAGAGTTAATTATGATAGGGTTAAAACAAGCTATCTTTAAACCATTTTCTAAAGTAAGATGATCTCCTAATACAAACATATTGAAAGGTAAACCAACTTGATTAGAAGTTAAACCTATTCCACCATATTTTTTCATAGCAGCAAACATAGATTCAGTTAATTCTTTTCTATCTTTAAAGCCTTCTTCTTTTAACACATCATCAGTAAATGGTGCTAGTGCTGTTTGTACTCTCGGGTCTGATGGTGGTATTAATTTTAGTTCTTTCATATTATATCCTATTTAGTTGCCATTGATATTCCAAGTCTTGGTGTTAAGGGTATTACATTGTGATAAGTTCCAGCAGGAACAGTAATCAAGTCACCCGGTTTTAATATATGTTGTTCTCTTTGATCTATAATCCATAATGTTTGTCCTTGACATTGCCAATATATAACTTCCATAGTATCTACATGATTGCCAAATGTTCCTGTACTACTTGCTAAGTTCATATACATATGCGCATACTTTTGTTCTAATTGTTCCAATACTTTCATAACTGATGGCATTAGATGAGCACTAAACGAAACATAAAATCCTGGTTCTTTCATTTTTAGTTCTAGTTTATTATTGATAGTATGATCTAAATTATCTATTGCTTCTGCCCAAGTTGAAGTATTTAAATTAAATTCTGTTTTAACAGATACATTAGACATATTGTAGCTCCGTAAAATTATGTTCTTTCTTAAACTTAATTATGTTTGTAAATTTATCAAATAGTATATCGCCTTTGTGTGATATGATAAAGATATTTTCTTTGTCTAATTTCTTAACTATCTTAAAGAAGTCATCTGTACCTTGTCCATCTAACGAGCTATCAAATATTTCATCAAGTACCATTAAGTTTGTATTGGCACTGTTCTTCATCTTCGCAATAGCACGCCAAGTAAATACAAGAGCTAAATCTATTCTCATTTTTTCACCCTCGCTAAAGCTATTATAATCAAAAACATCTCTGTGTCTGCTCTTAACAGTTTCATTAAATTCTTCATCTAAATGAAAGTTAACAAAGAAGTCCATAGATTGTAAATGTTGATTAATTAATTGATTCATAATGGGTAGATACTTCTTAATGATTTTAGCTTTAGCACCTTTGTCACCAAGTATCTCTCTTATAACATCAAGGTATTTCTTCTCTTCAGTAATTCTAGTTAATTCAATTTTTGTTTGTTCTAATTGATTTTTAAGTTCTACTAGTTGACCTTCAACATCTTTACTGTCTTCATCTTTACCCTCTAACAATAATATTTCATTATGTAAACTATCACTAAATTTCTTTATCTCATCTATTGAAGTATTAAGTTTTGACATTTCTATATTAATATCATACATCTTATTTGATACTTTGTTTAAATCAGTAATTTGATTTTCTACTTTAGCTAGTTCTGATACTAAATCTTTCATACCATCATTCAAAGTGACTATCTTTTTCTTTTCATAATCAATCTTACTATCTTTAAACTTATCTTCTATTTGCTGTGTACAAGTTGGACAATTATCATTTTCTTCAAAAAATTGTAAATTCTTTTCGTGTGTTTGTAAGTTTTGTTCTATCTTTGTTTCTAATTTTTCTAATTGTTTTTGTTTAGTTTCAATCTTGTTCTTATCTTTAATAGTATCTTCTAACTGCTTATAATCATTATCTAACTTTTGTATTTTTCTTAAATACTGTTCTTTAGCATCTGTATTTTTTTGTAGTTTACTTCTCTTAATATCAATGTCGCTTGTACTTCTATTCTTTAATTCATCAAAATGTTTTGTTTCTATTTCATATTTTGATTCTATTAAATCACATTGGTGTCTAGCTTCTGTAATTTGTTTAGATAAATCGGTTTGTTGATTTCTTGTTAATATATCCATATGAGATAAAACTCTTATGTCTAATATTTCTTCTACAACCTCTCGTCTATGTCTTGGTCTCATCTGCATAAATGGTTGATAAGAAGAAGAACCTAGTACAGCAATCTGTTTAAATGCTCTATAATTTAATCTTAATATTTGATCTTCTAATACATTTTGATAATCTACACTTGAAGCGTCTTGGTTTTGTAATACATCATCACAATAGATTTCAAATATAGCTGGTTTGATACCTCTTATAATTTTATAGTTCTTTGTACCGACTTGAAATTCGGCCTCAACAATTGTATCACCGTTATTAATAGTATTAACAATTTGCTCTTTTTTGATATTTCTAAATGGTCTATTAAATAACGAAAAACATAATGCGTCTAGCATAGTTGATTTACCTGAACCATTACCACCAATCATCAAAGTCATTTGTGATTTTCTTAAATCTATCTCAACAAAAGTATTACCTGTTGATAGAAAGTTTTTCCATTTTATTTTCTTAAAAATAATCATGTGGTAATTTATCTCTATTAGCTATTTCCATATTACCTGATACACTTATTCGTGTACAATCTGATCTAAATGGTACAACCCAATGTTGTAATAATGCTGGAAAAATAATAAAATCTCCTGGTTGTGGTGAAATAGTAAAGCCAGTTGTGGCCCAACGAGGTCTAGCTTGCTGTGAATATTCAAACATTAACTCACCAGGACCTACTGTTGTTCCGGTATGATTTCTTTGTTCTTTTCTTAATACTTCTGGTACATCTAAAAACAATACAAATGAATAGGCACCACCGTGTGTATGAATAGGATTAAAGTCACCAGGCCTCATATAGTTTATCCATAAATCAATAGACTGTAGTTGTACATCTAAATTTTCTATCCTATGAAATTTACAATGACCATCTCTATACGCTTGCATATATGGTGTCATTCTACTATAAAAGTTTTCTTCGGTTTCTCTATCAAACTTATATGTATCAATACCTATACTAGCTAACTTATGATTGTATTTGTTCTTTAATTTAGAACCAGCTAATAGTAAATCATCTATAATGCTTTGTTCGCATTTAGTCTTCATTACAAAAGGACCAAAATTTAGTTCTTGTATTTCCATTATCTTTCTATTGCATCTGTAAATAGTTCTTTAACTACTTTCTTTAGTTTACTTTTATCTAAATCAGTATCTATTTGTTCAACATAATTACCTAAAAATGTAAGTGTGTCTTCGCCTTGATCTAATATGTTTTCTTTTACACTAGCTGTTATATCAGTATTCAAATCTTCTATAATGTTTATTTCATGTGTGTTAACTGTATTGTGTAATTTGTCAATTAGGTTATTAAACATATCTTCGTTTGTTTTGTTTGTCACAAATACTTTAACAAAGGTATTTTCAAATTGAGTTAAATCTTTTTTAGTATAATCATTTTCTTTATCATTATAAACAAGTTTTTTATGTAAACGAATAGGATTGGGTATTCTTTGTAGTTCTCTTGTTTCTGTATCAAATACATGGAAACCTTTTGGACATTTATAATCTGACCAAGTAATCTCATATTGAGCGCCACAATAATATATTTGACCATCATCTGATTTTTTATGAAAGTGACCAGATATAACTTTTTCAAATCTTTTAAATAACGACTTATCTAAACCTTGATTATTATAAGCACCATTATGCATTTCAAAACCTTTTATCTCTAAATGACCCATCGCAACTTGTGCTTTACTATTTTGTATTTCTCTTAAAGAGTGTTCGTAATTCTCATCACATATCCAAGGTATGAATAGTATATCTAATCCACCAAGATTAACAGTTTGAGCTTTATCATAAATCCACGGCTCATGTTTACCGTCATAGGTTGTACACAATTCTGTAATCGCATTTACTTCATTTGTATTTTTATAATAGGTGTCGTGGTTTCCTAATATGATATGAGTATCAACTCCTTCTTCCCATAATCTTTTCATAAACTTTTGTCTAAAAGTATGTGCTGTTTTAAAGTTGATAAACTTTCTTCTATCAACAACATCACCTAAGTGTACAAAGGTTTTAATATCATGTTCTTTTAAATAAGGGAAAAATACCTCATCATAAAAACGCATAAAATAATCCAGGAATGCTGAACTGTCATTTCGTGCACCGAAGTGCGTATCATTTAATAACGCAATTTTCATAGTTTAATAATTAAGCAAAAAAGTGTAGAGAGGCTTTAGCTTTCTTTTTTTTCTTAGCTTTAGGTTTAACCTTTTTAGTAGGTTCTTCCATCTTAATATTCTTTTGTAAAAATTCTCTAAACTGATTTTTAAACTCACCATCTTCGCCAGGTTGTAAAGCTACATCATCATAATTATTATCCATAATAAGTTTATGTTTGATTGTAGTTTGTTTCTTTTCTTTTTGTATTCTTCTTATAAAAGCGTAATAGATGATTTGTGTAAAATAAGCGAAAGGATTAGAAGACTTTGCTGGATTGAAATTGTCTAGGTATTGTAAACAATTTTCTATACCATCGCTAACCATATCGTCCCTAAATGTATAGTTTATAAAATTAGGTCTATATGATAGGTGATTAGCAATTTTTAAAAAACAACTACCAATGTAATCTGACACTAGTGGTTTATCTGTCTTATTCTTAATCGCTTTATTTACTGCTTTCTTATAGGCTGTCATTGCCTCTAAAAATTCTTTGTTATTTACATAATGTTCTTTTTTTGCTGCCATATTATTAATATACTATACTTTCTCTTAAAAGTCAACCGTAATGCTAGGATCCATATCAAATATATTCATATTGATACTAATGGCTGTCTTTCTATTTGTTGATTGTAGTAAAGGTGATCTATGAGGTATAAGTGAATTGAATAGTATAATATCTCCTTCTTTTGCATCTACATTGATTCGCTTATTCTCGTATAAATCATAAAATTCTGTAAGGCCTTCTTTGTTATTAATTTCTAGTAGATAAACAGCAAGTAGATTAGCGTTATTGTGATAGTGCCAGCCATGTTTATCATTTTCATAATATTGTTGATACCATATATTAGAAACTTGTATATCTGATACCTTATAGAGTTCTCTAATATCTTCAAAAAAGGTCGTTTCATTTTTGATTAATTTGTAATATTCTCTGTCCATAGGATGCGTTTCTAGCATATAATCAGTCGCCGTCACAGCATAATTATTTTTAGCAATAGGAAACTTATCAGCACTATCAATATAGGACAGTATTTTATCTTTGATTTTACTATGATTTTTTAAGGAATAGACTAATATATTGCTATCAAATTTTTTAAAGTTTTCATTCATAATAACATTGACTTTTACAACTTTCCGTATATAATAGAGCGTGTTGAGCGATTATAGAGGTAATATAGAATACTAGTGTAGCGTTCCATTATCATCATAATCATCAAGCTCTTCTTCTTCAAATATATCATTTAACTTTTCATTTTCTTTATTGGAAAACCTGACTCTTTCAAAGTCCTTTTTCTCAGGCACTTTTACCTCTTTATCATAAGCTTGTGCTACATGGTGATATGATTTTGTCATATCCGTGTTGGCATTTGTTATAGTTAATATCTTATCTTTTGGAATAGAAATAATATGATCTAGTGTGTAAGGTGTCCATTTAATAAGAGCTACATAATCTTTAAAACCACCAGGCGTAAGCTGTGGAACATACTTAACATGCAATGGTTTTTCTAACCTCAATAAGGGTGACTTTTCAGTTAATTGTTCTTTAGGAAAAGAACATACTATATCATCACCATTAACTAACTTAACTATTTTTATAGGTTGAGTAGTCATATAACTATTTAGTCAATTCAACATTGTGAATTTCGTAATTAAAATCCTCACTATTGTATATGCTTATTCTTTCTTTAAAATGTTGTAGCGTATAATTTGTTTTATCTTTATAAGATATATCATCAGCTATATCATATAGAGTGGCTGAGCTATTATCATCTTTTAGTCTTAAGCCACGACCAATAGATTGTAAGTTTCTTATCCGTGACTTGCTAGGACTAGCAAAAATAATGTTATGCAAGTTCCGTATATTAATGCCCGTAGAGAAAGTCCCATAACTTGCCACGATAATAGCGTTGTCAGACTTCTCTGTAATTTCTCTAATCTTTTCTCGTTCATCAGTTTCTACTCCACCATGTACATAAAAGACATTTTTATCGGTAGCCTTTTCTTGTATCATTTCTAATAATTTTTTACCGTGCTTTTCTACATATTGAAACAAGCATAATGTATTACCATTTAAAGAAGACGCTAGATTTCTTATATACTTATTTCTCTTTTCATTAGATACCAAGTAGTCCATTTCTTCCTGGTATGTCTTGTCTTTCATAAAACTACGAGCTGTTTGATCGTGTTGTAATACTAAACACATAATTTTTAAATCAGCTAGTTTACCTGATTCCATTAGTTCACTTGTAGATACTACTTTGTTTACACTTCCAAATAAACCCTCTAATACCAACTTGTGTGTTTTAGTTCCATCAAGTGTTCCTGTCAAACCGACTCGGTATTTACACTTTTCTAACTTCGTCATTAGTTTAGTTAATGACATAGCTTTAAATAGATGAGCTTCATCACCAATAATCATACCAAATTGGTCAAACCATTTCTTAGGTAAATTATAAACTGATTGCCAAGTAGATATAACTACTCTCTTATTAGTTTCTTTTTCATGGCCAGAATATATCCTATGTACATTTCTTTCACTATTATAACCATAGTCTTTAAAGTCCTTAAATAACTGCTCTACAAGCGATGTAGTGGGCACTATAATCAGGATCTTGTCTTGTTTAGTATCTTTCAGTCGTAATAAATTAAATATCAACATGAGATAGACTATGAGAGATTTACCAGATGCTGTAGGCGATACAAGTAAACATCTATCTTTTTGTACTGAATATTTAAAAGCTTCTCTTTGATAATCTCTAACTTCAAAAGGAAGTTTAAGCGCTTTGATTAGTTCATCTAATTTTTTTTCATCTACCTTAGTGTCACCCATTTTAGTACCATCAACAACTTGAACATCATTGTCTTTACACCATTGTATTATGTACGGATATAAACCAGCATATATCTGTCCAGTGGCATATGAGAATAATCTAATCTTGCCGTCCCATACCCTATTACGGTATTGTGGCATAAACTTATACCCTGGTACTTCAAAGGTAAAGTGTTGACCAAGCTCTCGTCTAATATCAGCGTCAGCTTCTATCTTCAGATATACTTCATTCTTCTTATCTATAATTAGGTATCGGACAATTGACATTATTATTTAAATAGCGCCACTAGTGAATTTACGCCAATCAATAGCATTCTTTATTTGAAAACCACGATTTGATAATTGTCTGAGTGTTCTATCTAAAAAATCTACTGTTGTCTGTAAGTAATCTACTTTTTGTTTGAGTTTTGCCAACTCCATATCTGAATCTAAATATTTGTCAATATCTGTTTTAAGTAATTTAAAACTAAATGGTTTTTTCGCATATATACTTGGATCAGCTTTACCAGTATAGTATTCCCATTTTTCTCTTTTTAGTATATTGTATTCAGTATCACTACGACTTAACATTAACTTGTATGTTGTTAAATGTTTTAAGTAGGTATTAAATATTTGTGGTGTTTTTAATGATTCTAAATCTAATTCAGTATCATTTATTTTAAGGTCTTTTGCGGCCTGTGTTTGTAGTTCTTCTAATGTCATAATATTTCAAAGTTGTATGCCAATGATATTTTTTGTTTGTTTGTTTTGTTTTGCTGTACTCCGTGTTTCACATTGGACTTGAACATAACCAAAGTTCCAGCTTCTGGTTGAATACTCATTGTTGAATATGTATAAGGGTTGTCTTTATCAAATACACTCTTTACACCTTTTGGTTCAGGCGAATAGAAGATTACATTACCTGTACCTTCTGGCGCAGTTAGATAATATATTATAGATATATCTGAATAATCTATATGGTCGTGTACTTCTTGGTAATCGTGTTTATCATAAATGTTAAACCAACCAGATACTTTTGTCTTAAATGGCTTTTGATTATAACCTATCATATTAGCATATTGTTGTACTTCACTTATAATCCAATCATTAAGAGATTTAAATTTTACATTGTCCATTAAGTTATGTGTACCACAAGTATTATAAACATCACTATACCAATTTTTACCACCTTGACTAGTTGTTTCTTGTACACTAATACATTCATCAACTAATAATTTTTCTATTTGATTGTGATTTGGATTTTTACTTATGTTAATCACTGTAGGAAATAATGTAAGAGTTTTCATAATACTATTTATCAAGCAAAAAATACTGCCTGACTTAATCTAAATTGATTGAAATTTTTATCATTGTTTATAGCGCAACCATGTAATAGTTTTTTTGCGTTAAATAATATCGCAGTATTAAATGGTGTATCTATGTGCTTCAATAGCTTAAAATTTTTCTTAGGTTGCCACGGAGCTATATGTTCATGTACCTCTGTTAGATATTTGGTTTCACCTTCATATAAATTCAACCCATTGTCTTCATTTTCATTATTTAAATAAACAAGTAAAGTATATCCTTGATCGTAATGTGGCCACCAATAGTTTTCTTTATAATTATTAAAGTCACTAAAAAACCATTTCTGCATATTAGTTATAATATTACTATCAAAATTTGTACATTTTTGTTTAGTAAAATTTTCAAAGTATCGTATCATATTTGTTAATCTATCACTATGACCACTATGTCGGCAATCTAAAAAATGTTTACCATTAAAAGTATTTCTATTTTCTTTGTGTAAATTTAATTGACTGTTTAGTAAATGC